CCCGACGCGCCAGCAAGCGGAAACGAGGGTAAGATACACCTCGTGCAGCTTGGCAAGACTGGCACTAATAACAAATATGCCGAGTACGTGTGGCGTGGCACCACCGACAAGTGGGAGCAGCTGGGCACAATCAGCTCGAAGATGGACTTGAGCGATTATTCTACCACCGAGCAGGTAAAAGCCCTTATTAAGACCGAGACCGACGCTCGCACGGCAGCTGACACAGCCGAGACCAACGCCCGAACGGCAGCCGACACCGCACTGGGCAACCGCATCAAATCGCTCGAGGGCGACGAGGACGTGTTCGAGGGCACGGCTGGCAACGCAGCAGATGGCTTTCCACAGAGCTACAGCGGCTACTGGCTCGCAACCAACGACGAGCCTTTCGTATTCAAAGTCACCAACGGCTCCCCCGTGCAAGTCGCAACAATAGGCACATTCCTCTTCTACGACACCGCCACGGGCGACTGGTACATCGTCGACACGGGCAAGAGCACCACCAAGGTGCAGACATCAATCACCACGGCCGAAATCACGGCATTATTTAGCTAATCATGCGAAAATATCTCGACTACACAGGGCTACAGACGCTTGTAGAGAGGATTAAGTCCTGCTACCTGCTGGAAATAGGCGTATCGGGCGGCGCAGGGGCTATCATAGTCGACAGCACCGCCGACCAAGCCGAAATCAATGCCATCGTGGAGGGCAACGCCCCGATGCCCATCGCCGTCAAACTCCACATGGCCGACAACGACACGGACTATATCGTCAACACCTGCCAAGTGCGTGGCGGCTACTTCATGCTGTACATTCCCGACGACATGGTGCTCACCGACATGGACGGTACGGAGTTCACGGGAACGTGGATGACATTCATGGCCGACAGCTTCACCGCCGCGGTGGACTACTACGCAACGTCGGTGGACTTGCGCAACAGCACGCAGGTGATTACCGACACCAGCAAGGCGACATCGAGCAACGTGCTCTACCTCGTTGCCGACAGCTCAAAGAACGTGTCTGGCGTGGTGTACAACAGCAAGACCTACACCTTTGCCGCCGAAAAGGGCGAGAAAGGCGACAAGGGAGACACGGGCGCAACTGGCGTGGGAATTACGAGCGTGAAGCAGACTGTGGCCTCTATGATTAGCGGCGACACCAACGTCGTGGAGATTACCACCAGCGACGGGAAGACCTCGCAGGTGAAGATACGCAACGGCAACGCCTCGACATCGGGCACGGAGATTGTACAGACCACGGGCACGGCGACCGACAAAGTGATGAGCCAAAAGTCGGTCACCGACGCGCTTGACTTTCCACGCGTAACGCTAAAGGTGACGTACCTCACCGAGGTGATTAAGGGCAAAATGCTGTGGGGTGGCAGTTATCACGGCTCTGTGCACGACGATGCAAACCGCATAATTACCTGCCACATCCCGTGTCAAGGCGTGCACAAGGTGGGTGTTAAAGTTGGTTTGAGCAGTGGCACGCTTTATACAGCCTACTATGACGCGAGCGACAAATTCCTTGGCGGCGCTGACGTAGCTGGCAAAGCGGCAAGTGACATTGACGCAACGATAACGACTACCGAAACCACATCTTATGTTGTCGCTACTTTCCCTGCTGTAACAGACATCAATAGAGCGGTGTATATCGACGGCGTAAAAGCATTTGAAGTTGTTCCCGACGACATCGAGATAAAGCACGAGGGCGGCGACAAGGAGTATTACCTCATGAGTCAAAAAGGCGTGAACGACTATGTAAACCAACGCCTCATGGACAGCGCACAGTCGCACTCGACGTTTGGCAGCGGCTTTTGCTACCGTCTAAACGCAAGGCAGATAGAGCTGCTCGAGGCCTCAGACGTTATCACGCTTGAGATTTGCGGACAAAGCAACGGCGGCCTCAACGGCTACAACAACACGGCGGCAATGACGTACTTCGCTATCAAATTCGGTAACAATCACGCAGCATTCTCGACCACCAACGACGGGGCTTACGCTTTTACGGGTGACAGCAAGCTCAACCCGTTATCGGGCTCAGCGTGGCAACTGGCAGCGACGCAGACGGGCGTTGAACCGCGTATGCCCAACGACCGCGTGCTCATGGTAATAGACCGCAAGCAAGGCATCGTGAGGCTCTACGACAAGTGCTCACGCAAGATAATCGAGTGCCAGCGCGAGGAATACAAAAGCGACAGCTGGCTGCAAGGCGACGACTGGCTGGCTATCATGACAGGAGCACGGTATGGCTATGTTACAGATTTGTGGGCTATACGCCTATACGACCGCGACGTAACTGTGTTGCAGTACGACAATAGTTTCAGAATTAAAGACGCCCACATGACCGAGGCTATTCTGCCTTTTCAACACCCGATTATCGCTAAGACCATCGATGTCAAAGACTGGCAAAAAGAGAAGTTCGACAAGGCGACACAAGACAAGGACTATGGCAGGCCGTATCATTTCACGAAAACCTACTCCTACGACCCCGACGACGGGCTGCTGACGGGCACCAACGACTCAACAGACTGGGTGATGATTGGCCCTGGGTCGTTTGGTGCTGGCAATCTGTACGGCATTATCGACGTGGACTTTGAGGTCACGGGCGGCAAGTGGCGTGTAATAAAGTGGGCAGCTATCAAGGTCTATGCGATTACCAAGGCCGACGGCACCGACATGGGCATCGAGGGCATTTTTAGCTATGGCAGCGACCGCACTGAACTTGAGGCAGGAAGATATACGATGAGCTACATATCTTTCAATGCTAACGCTTTTTGCGACATCGCCCCAGGGGCGAAGATAAAAATGCACTCTATGCACCAGCACACGCTCCATTGCGTGGCCAACATCAACCCTCGCTACTACTGCAACATGCAGTGCTGGGACGATGCACGGCAGGAGTGGTGGACGCCGCTTGACATTAACAACCACAGCACGCCCGTTGTGCCGACATTTTCAGATGCAGCTTGGCGGTCGGTGCCAGCACCATCCCTATTGTCGCAGCCGTCGTATAACGGCCAGCTGAAAATCGACGACAGCGGCAAAGTGTATGTGGGCGTGGTCGTGGGAGCTACAAGGACTTGGAAACAAATAAACAATACATAATTATGACAAGAACACAGAAAATACAACAGCTCAAAGAAGAGCTACAGTCAAGTGACTACATCGCGCTCAAAGCGTTTGAGGGTCGCGACGTGAGCGAGCACGGCGACTGGCAGCAGCGACGGCAGGACATCCGCGACAGCATCAACGCCCTGCAAGCAATGAGCGATAGCCAGTATTACGAGGCTTTCCCAGAGGAGAAAGAGGAAGTGCAAGAGACAACGCAAATCACACAAGACTAAGATAAAATGACACTATTGCTAAAAAACACTACAGAGCTCACGCTTATCGCAGTTATAGTAACCGTGCTTGTTGTAGTCGCCATGAGCATTGACCTTGTGGCGGGCGTGATGAAAGCAAAGGAAAGAGGCGAGGTGTGCACAAGCTACGGCCTGCACCGCACCTTGTACAAGTTTCTAACCTACACGGGCTCGTGCATTTGTGCCTACTGCATCGACTTGATGCTGCATTTCGCCCACTTGTGGGACTTGCTTTCGCTCGACCTGCTGCACAACGTGCCAGTCGTAACCGTCGTGGTGGGGGCTTTTTCCTGTTTCGTCGAGTTGGTCTCTATACGCGAGAAAGCCAGCTCCAAGGAAGAGCGGCACGCCACCGAGCAGCTTGTGCACATCGTGCGCACCCTGGGCAGCGAGGACGTGGCAAAGCTGCTGGAGGCACTGGGAAAGTTAAAGAAAAATTAATCAAAAAATCATGAACTATCAAATGAAACATTTCACCATGCGCGAGCTCGTAAAGAGCCCGACCGCGCAACGGCTCGGAATTGACAACGAGCCCACCGAGGCCGTAAAGGCCAACCTCACCGCACTTGTCGAGCACATTCTCGACCCGTTGCGGGAAGCTTGGGGCGCACCGATTGTGGTTACAAGCGGCTACCGCTCGCCAGCCCTCAACAAGGCAGTGCACGGGGCTGCATCGAGCCAGCACGTAATCGGCCAGGCCGCCGACATCCACACCGTGAGCGACAAGCCCGAGGACAACCGAAGGCTCCTTGAGCTCATCATTGAGCTTGGGTTGCCCTACGATCAGGTCATCAACGAGTACCCCGACCGCAAAGGCGGGCCTGACTGGATCCACGTGTCCTACGGGCCACGGAACCGCCGTAACCGCCTCACCTGCGTGCGCGGGAAGTACAAACCAGGACTTAATCCTTAGTGCAATGAAAGAGTACAACAGGAGGAAGCATGAAAGGCGTGCAGGCGTCACCGCCCTCATCATCGCAGCAGTTGCAACGCTGCTGCTCATGTGCTCGTGCAGGACGACCAGGGTGCTGGAGCAGGTGCCGGCATACGTGCACGACACAACGACCGTATACCGCTACCAGGTGCGCCACGACACCCTGCACAGCTACACGCGCGACAGCGTGTACATGTACGTCAAAGGCGACACGGTGTATCACAATGCCGTGCGGATCGTCGACAACTCGCGCGTGGTGTATCGCTGCGACACGGTGCACAGCAACAAGGTTGTAGAGCGGCCAGTGACAATCACCAAGACAGAGATTAAGGAGGTCGAGAAGCAGCTCACACGGTGGCAGCGCTTGAAGATGAACCTCGGCGGCTGGCTGCTTGCTGCTGTGGCACTGCTGCTCATAGGTGGTGGCGTGTACGGGATTTTGAAGGTCAAGAAGATTATCAGGTAGTTTTTTCATAATAGTTGTTTTAAGTTTATTAGATGAAGCGCTGCTTGCCCGTGAGGGGTGGTCAGCGTTTTTTCTTTGTATCACGGATGAATTGCCAATAAACGTTAAAAAGTAAATTTTCTCCAAAAAATGTACCAAAATATTTGTACATTTAAAAATAAAGGACTATATTTGCAATGTAAGATTTAAGTTTAATAACAACTAAAAACAACAGTTATGAAAGCAATTTCTAAAAGCTACGGAAATTTCGAGGTGCGTTTTAGCACTCCTTCAATGTTCAACCTTGAGAGGCTGTCAACATATGACAGCTTCGAGAACTCAGGCCTCGTTAATGCCGAAATCAATTTTAAAGGGGTATGGTACCCAGTAACCCTCGAGTACAAGATGCTTAAGGATTGTCGCATTCCAGTGGCAGTCCTTAGCAAGAAGGCCGCAGATGCCTTTGGGGTCGAATACGACTTTAACAGAGAGCCCGCTATCATGCTCGACAAGGACTACGATAAGGATTACAAATCGTTCATCGCAGAGCAGGTTGAAGCTGCCCGGGCAAAGGCCAACACCTGCGACTTTTCTCAGGTGCACATCGCGACCTACTGTGACATCGTATCAATCTACGGCTGGGACGCCGACGAGGATAACAACCTGGCATTTTTCAACGACCAAGCCCGCGAGATACTGGACACCTTCACAGCCGCCTACAAGGTCGATTGTCACAAGGTGTCGACGTTTTTTTGGGATAAAAACGCTTACAACTTTGACGACAAATATTTTATCGTCACAAAGCATGACCTGGCAACGCTCAAGGAGATGGCAGCGCCCGAGTTTAAGCGCCAACAGCAAGCTAAAGAGCGCCGCGAAAATATAGCCAACGGTGCTATCTACTTCCATTGCGAGAGCCAGCCGCACGATGTAGACTTGACCGGCATGGTGCTGACGCGCCCCTGCCCCCAAAGCGGCACTTTCACACTGACGCACCAAATTGACAAGGCCGACTTCGAGAGGATCAAGAAATACGGGCGCTACTATGATGCCGAGTTCCTTGAGGACTGCGACATGTTCTACTCAGCTCCCGGATGGCGCTTTGGCGCCCAGGCCGTAGAAGAGCTTGCAAAAGACCACCGCGTGTTTGTCGACAACAAGGAGGTCAAGTGATTTAACGACTAACAACAACTACTAACAACAAAAAATTAAAAATACAGCCCTAACGCATCACGGTTAAGCGGTTTTTTATGACAGCAAAACAAATCATTGAGAGCAATCAAATCTTGACCCTCGATAAGGCTCAAAGCCTCATCGGTAAAACTATCCTCGTAACCAATCCCGAGGACAGGGCTAACGAGCCCCTGGTGCGAGAGGTGGAGGTGAGCCTGGTCACCGCCTACGACCACTACACCAAGGTACTCATGCCACGGCTCTACGGCGACGACAATGAGGGAGCAAAGTGCTATTACAACGATGTCATTAAACCCAAGGAGCAAGAGCTGCGAGACACCTTCGTGCTCTACGACAGCAAGGGCAATGTGACTGCACATTGCTACCCAAAAAATACATGGTTCGACGTCCATACATTCACCGGCAGCGACGAGAACCGTCCAATATATTTTGTTGAGAAATAGAAATGAAGATTAACGAAACAATCAAGTCGCTGCGCCTGGAGCGCGGCATGAGCATACGTCAGCTGGCTGATGCCACGGGCGTGTCGAAAACAACGATAGTCAACATCGAGCAGGGGTACAACTCTGCCAGCATCGAGCTTGTACAGCGCCTGCTCGACCATCTCGGGTATGAATTAAGTATCACGACGAAACGTCCTGCACAATAAAAAACCGCACTACTTTCACAAGCAGGGCGGCCGATGGAAAATATATCCATTTTCTATAGTTATGTATATTGTTAATGCTAAAGTAGTTGTTTGTCATTTCATTTCCAAATTAGTTCACGTATTTTAACGTTTTATCGATACTATCTGTATCATATTAACTACACAGCCCCCACTCACGATGAGCAGGGGGTTGTCTTGTGAAGGCAACCACGAAAAAAATGATTTTTCTTGAATTTTTTTGTGCGCAAATTTGCGTACAAGGAAAATTTTACTTATCTTTGTGATGTACAAATAACTTAACAAATTAAACTATGTATTTATTAGCAATTGACACCTACACAACGGAATGTAACGCATGGTTCTGCGTGCGCGATTGGAGAGTGAGAACGGCAACACAGGGCTCATCTTGCGAGCTCAATAAAGAGTTCGAGGAAGGGCCTGTACTGTTTCAAGGAACATTTGATGCTTGCTACGCCTTTGCAGCAGGTTTCGGTGTACCTCTCTACAAGTTTGACGTGAGAGAGTACACCGCTATAACAAAAGCCGCCAGGGAGCGGCTCAACAACCTCAACAGCAAGCAATGATGACCAAATGTGTATCGGTGAGGCTCGACAGCCTTGTAAGCATCAGCGACAAGGCCTATAAGGCTGTCGACTTCGCCGGAAACGAGGCGATAATCCCGAAAAGCCAGGTGCTCGCACGTGACTACGAGGTCGTAAAGAGCGACGCTTGGTGGATCAGCGCATGGATAATGCAGCAGAAGAACCTGCAATGGTCGTCAAAGAAGACGGCCTGGTTCGACGAGAAGGGCAACATGCAGAGGGTTGTTATCCGGCATTACAAGCCCGAAAAGAAATCACCTGTAACTAATAATATCATTAATCAATTAAAGAAATGAAAGTAAGAATTTACAGTCACAACGGCAAGACCGAGTTCATCGAGTTTGACCTCGGCGAGTACACAATGGAGAACCTTGACAAGGTGAAGTCTGATTACTTCACCGCCTGCGGAAAGAACTGCTACCTCAAGGTGGGGTTTTTCCCCGAAAATGAGAAGGAAGAGCGCATGATTTCCTACTTCTCGTGGCAGATGCCAAATTCATACACAAGGCACTTTTACACAGTGCCAGCGCGTTACGCCATGCAGGGCAACAAAATACTGCCCCGTGTTAGCGACGAGACGCTCAAAGAGCTCGATGAGTTCTTGACAAGCGACCGCAAAGAATATGAGCGATGGATGTCTGCCAACTAAGAGAGAATGAAATCCTTGCCACCGCTCAGCGCGTCAAGTACCGCCGCGTGGAATACAATGATGGCTACGTGACGATTGAGCAGAACCGCACACGGAGAAGGGTGCCGGATGGCTATCATTTCGAGGACAACGGAGTGGAGATTTACGTGAGCACATTCTACTCACACATCTTCCAGCATCAGGCAAAGATTAGGCGGTTCATCGTCAACAAGGTTACAAAGGAGTGGCGAGACTTCATCGCTGTGTCGATCGAGCATCATATACCCGAAAGAATTGAACCTAAGAAGAACAACATAATAATCGATTTAAAGAAAAAACATCATGGGACTTGACAAGAACAACTCAAACCAGTTTTACCTGCTTGGCAGGTTTTGGGCCGTCGTCGAGATGTGCAACGAGGCACGTTTCAGCCCGACACAGGTTGATCAATTATTTCTCGACCCCACAAGCGTGTGGAGGTTCGACCTTAACAAGCAGCGCAACACCGACCTCCGGCAGGAAATCCTCGCGCTGGCACCTGCCGATGGGTGGCCACAGCGCCAGCTTACGCCCAGTGAGGCCAGCAAAGTGTGGGTGGGTTACTACCACCAAAAGGCATATATGGAACCTAAACTCGAAGAGATATGAGATACGCGTCGATAATGCTTTTTGACTTAAAGCTAATCTCACCTCGCTGCTACTCGGCGAAGCTTATGGACGGGAGAAAAATACGCATACCGGTCTCACAGCTTGCAGGCATTGACAAAGATTACAAGTTCGGATCGTACTATTGGGTTGCGTCGTGGCTTGTGAGAAAGGAAGGGATTCAGCCGAGAAAGCAGTGCGTTTTCGACGATTCAATGAAGCATCGCAAGGCACAGACCATCACGCAGGTGATAAAGCCCTTCCCGGTAGCGCCTGTTGAGAGCAACGTTATTAATTCATTAAAACGCTAAATCATGGAAGATTTGCAGTATCAAGCAGATGCAAAGCGGTACCTCGATGAATGGAAGGTGGGTGCTTTGTTCATGGATGCCGGCACGGGCAAGACGAAGGTGGCGGTTGATATCGTCAACAACTCCCCGTGCGACTTTGTGCTGTGGGTGGGCCCGTTGCAGACGATCCGCAAGAAGCACATCACCGCTGAGGTGGAGAACCAGGGAGGCTTCAAGATGCCCTCCAAGTTCGTGGGTGTCGAGAGCATCGGGCAGAGCGACCGCATCTATCTCGAAGTGATAGATGAGCTGGAGAAGTACAAGTGCCCCTTCGTTGTCGTCGACGAGTCGCTCAAAATCAAGAATGCAGGTGCAAAGCGCACGATGAGGCTGCTTGAAATCGGCAGGCGAGTGGAGTACAAGCTCATCCTTAACGGTACGCCCATCAGCCGCAACCTGCTCGACGTGTGGTCGCAGATGGAGTTCCTTTCCCCGCTTATCCTCAACATGACGCTTTCGCAATTCAAGAAGACGTTCTGCGAGATAACGCGCATCACGAAAACGGACGGGTACAGGTATTACACGAAAGAGTACATCTCGGGCTACGAGAACGTGGATTACCTCTACTCGCTTATTCGGCACTACGTGTTCAGGGCAGACCTTCAGCTCAACATCTCGCAGAATTACCGCTACCGCAGATACTGCATAGATGAAGACAGCCTCGCAGAATATCAGAGCATCAAGGAAGAGTTCCTCACTGATGAGATGCTGGAGTGGCGCAACAACAACATCTTCCTCGAAATGACGCAGAAGATGCAGCACGCCTACTGCTGCACCGCGAGCAAGTTCGAGCAGGTACGTGAAATACTTGCCGAGAGCGAGGTCGAGCCCGAGCATACGATTATCTTCTGCAAGTACATCAAGAGCCGCGAGATGTGCGAGAAGGCTTTTCCTCGCTGCCTTGTGCTGTCTTATCAGAAAGACTCTCTCGGCCTCAACCTGCAAGACTACAACGTCACTATCTACTTCGACAAAGTGTGGGACTATGCACTGCTCACGCAGTCGACGAGACGCACATACCGCACCGGTCAAGAACGAGACTGCCTCTACTACGACTTGACCGGCAATGTAGGGCTTGAGAGCCTGATAGACCGCAACATCAGCAAGAAGGTAACGATGAGCGAGTACTTCAAGAAAGCGACAAAAGAACAGATTAAAAATGACTTATGAACGTATATGAAGCATTGATACAACGCCTGGACTTCGTGTTCAGCGAGTTCGACAAAGTGGTCGTTTCGTTCAGCGGTGGCAAGGACAGCGGCGTGCTGCTGTCCATCACCATGGACTACGCAAAGCGAACGGGCAACCTTGGCAGGCTGGCTGTGTACCACATGGACTACGAGGCGCAGTACACCAAGACCACCGAGTATGTAGACAGGGTGTTCAACTCCTTGCCGGACGGCGTGGACGGCTTCCGTGTATGCCTGCCGGTAAAGGCCCAGTGCTCGACCTCCATGTTTCAAGCCTATTGGCAGCCGTGGAAGCTAAGCGAAAAGGATATTTGGTGCAGGCCTATGCCGACAAAGCACGTAATCAACGAGGACAACTTCCCGTGGAATTTCGACTACGAGATAAGCGACTATGAGTTTAACATCGAGTTCGGAAAGGCTGTATATCCAAACAAGAAGGTGTGTTTTCTCATCGGCATACGCACCCAGGAGTCGCTGAACCGATGGCGTACGATGAACAGACGGATGGCGGTCAACGAATATAAGGGACGGAACTACACAACCGTCATCACCGACAAGCTGGTCAACGCCTATCCGCTGTTCGACTGGGCTGTCGAGGACGTGTGGACGGCCAACGCCCGTTTCGGCTACGACTACAACAAGGTGTACGACCTCATGTACCTGGCAGGTGTGCCGTTGTCGAAAATGCGTGTGGCCTCGCCGTTCAACGACTGCGCCCAGGACGCGCTGAAGCTCTACAAGGTGCTGGAACCCGACACATGGGGGCTGCTCGTGGGCAGGGTCAACGGCGTCAACTTCACGGGGCTGTACGGAGGCACCACCGCTATGGGCTGGAAGAAGATAACCAAGCCTGCGCACTTCACGTGGAAGCAGTATATGTACTTCCTGCTCGACACCCTGCCCGAGGAGACGAGGAAGAACTATCTTTACAAACTCGGCGTGAGCATCAAGTTTTGGAAAGAGCGCGGCGGCTGTCTCTCTGATGAGACCATCAAGGAGCTGCGGGATGCCGGCGTGAACATCGAGGTCTCCGATCACACCAACTACAAGACGTCGAAGAAACCCGTGAGGATGGACTACCTCGACGACATCGACATCAAAGAGTTCAAGGAGATACCGACCTACAAGCGCATGTGCATCTGCATCATCAAGAACGACCACCTCTGCAAGTACATGGGTTTCTCGTTGACAAAGGACGAGATGAAAAGACGTAAAGCAATACAAGAAAAATACAAAGACTTATGAAATCACCAGTTTATAATATTAAAGCAATCCCGATTGAGGACATTCAGGCTAACAGCTACAACCCCAACCACGTGGCGCCACCCGAGATGAAGCTGCTCTACGAGAGCATCAAGGAAGATGGATATACCATGCCGATAGTAGTCTATCCGCTCGGTAACGGCAAGTACGAGATTGTTGACGGCTACCACCGATATACCACCATGCTGCTGCACCGCGACATCTATGAACGCGAGGGCGGCAAGCTGCCGTGCAGCATCATCGACAAGGACAAGAGCAACCGCATGGCGAGCACCATTCGCCACAACCGCGCCAGGGGCTCGCACTCGATTGAGTTGATGATGAACATCGTTAGCGAGTTGAAGAAGGCCGGCATGAGCGACGCGTGGATCATGAAAGAGATAGGCATGGACGCTGATGAGCTCCTGCGTTACAAGCAGCTGTCGGGCCTTGCGGAATTGTTTAAAGACAGAGAGTTTTCTGAATCGAAATGAAGCAGTACCAAGTAATCATCACTTTTAACGACGGCGACCAAATCCAATCTAAGGTCGCCGCATGGAACCAGAGCGATGCTCTCCAGCGCATCATGTCTAACAAGCAGGCGACGGAGTTCATCACGTCACATGACGACGTTAAGAATGTCGACATCACCTGCCTCGGCGAGTACAAAGATATACCTGACGATCCTCAACGTTTTGTTCTTTCGCCATCACAAGAACGCGAGGGATGGGTGGTTGCAGCAGACCGGAAGACCAACATGGTGTTTATCTTCATGGAGGGTGCATTCCGTGAGAGTGTCGAGTACAAGCCATTGGACGACATGACACCGCTCGATGCTGCTGCCGCGATGAGAGAGCTCGGCGACTGGATGAGGCTGTATCATGCCGATATGCTGGGTGGCAACGAGACGGCATCGAAAATAAACCGAATGCGTGTCGGGGCGCTTGTCGCTGAGGCGCGCAAGAAGCAGGGCTTGACGTTGCGTGAGCTTGCAGGGCGCAGCGGTGTGTCGTATCAGAACATAACTAAGATAGAAAACGGAAAGTACAACGTGAGCATCGACATACTGAACAAGCTGTGTGCTACCCTGGGGCTGAAGATTGACTTGAGCGGGTACTAAAAAACCCCTGCCGGGCAAAGACAGGGGCGCAACGCATTTTCCAACAGCACGATTATTCTTGCGTTACACCTAACCATTACCGATGAAGTAGCATAAGGTTCGCCCTTGTGCTACTTTTTTATAAAAAAGTGACACCGGGCTTCACAGTCAGGTGTCACACAAGTCAAACATTTAATTCATTCTGACAAATGAACAAATGCTACTGCAAATATACTACAAATTTCTCGAGGAAGAGATAAAATCGCACACCTTTCTCACGCAAGCCGTTGCCATTTCCGGCGTTACCTTGATGTAAGCATAGAGCATCTTGTTGTGTCCACCGCCCAGTGAGTGACCGAGCACGTAGTCAATCACACTCTCACTCTCGCCCAGGGCAAAGGCGTGCTGTGCAAAAGACTTGCGAGCCGAGTAGAACGTAAGCCCCGGCAGTCCATAGTCATCACGATAGGAACGCACCGTGCTGACCATTGAGTGGCACTGGTTTATGTCTGCCGCCTTATACATCTTCAACTTGCCGTCCTCCCCCTTGTACTTGTCGATAATGGGCTTCGCCTCTGATGGTATCTCAAACTCTACATAAGGATTGACCTTTGTCTTTCGTTCTGTCTTCGTGCGGACGTAGTGCAGCGTATCTGCACACACGTTGAAGTTGATGTGAGCAAGGTCTATGAGGTTGATGCCGCCGAGGTAGTAGGACAGCATGAACAGGTCACGGAACTTGTTATAGCCTCTGCGGTTCGTCTTGTTGTCGCGAATGAACCTCACCTGGTCGGGTGTAAGCCAGTTCTGCCGCACTGCGACCACTCGATGGTAGCAGCCCTGTGTCGGCGGTATGCGGAAATCGGTGTAACCGTTCATTTGGCAGAACTTGACGATCTGCGAGAGCAGTGTCAGCTGCGTCTGTAGAGTGATGGGGGCTATCTCGGCACCGCGTTTCTTCATGAAGCGTTGGACCATGAGCGGCGTGAGATGTGACATGAACGTTGTTTCGGGGATAACTGACGTGATGGACTTGAACCGGGTTCGGTAGCGTTCCTTGGTGGTGTCCTTTGCTGTTGACACCTCCAGCATCTCCTCGAAAGCCGACCGCAACGTGTGCGTCTTCTTGCCCCGTGTGTGCAGGATTGTGGCAACCAGCTCGGCGCAGGTCATTCCCTCGGTGTAGGGAGTCTCGTCGATGATGCGCTGCACTTCTTGCAGGCGTTGCAGCAGCTTTGTGTTGAGGTATGAGGCATCGTCACGCTTGACGATCTTGCCGTTTTTCCACTCCTTGGTGGAGTTGATGATAACATCGGTGAGGATGTAGCGGGTCTGTGAGCGGTGAGCCACCGCGATACGGACTTTGTGTCTTCCGTCCTTGAGTGCCTTGCAGGGCACTACTGTCAATGAAAGTATAGCCATAATTTTTTCGACAATTTTTCGACAATTATCGGGAAACAAAAACGCCAAATCGACAATTTTTGGACAATCAGTTCAGCCCCAAATTTGGAGTTGTTTCCCATTTAATCTACTGATTAAGTCGCTAAAAGTTCGCTACTTACAAGTATTTAGGCAAATAAGTTGATATTCATCACTCTACTTAGTGCAAGTCGAGTGAAATGCAAAGAATATCGAGTTGAATTTTGTGCACATAGTGCCCGGCAGCCCACGTGGGTGAGTGGCTTATGCAGGGGTTGCGCTCGCCCTGGGGGCTCGCTTCACCACCTGCGCGTCGCTGTGCCGCTCCCGTTCGGGAGCTTGCCCCACGTGGGTGCGTGGCGGAAACAGGGGTTTCGCTCGCCCGTTGGGCTCGCTCCACCGCCTGCCTACACTGTGCCGCCCGTTTCACGGGCTAATCCCGCGGGTGATGTTGGTTTGCAGGGGT